TTGGGCTTGTGTTGCTTGGGCTTGTGTTGCTTGGGCTTGTGTTGCTTGGGCTTGTGTTGCTTGGGCTTGTGTTGCTTGGGCTTGTGCTGCCGTTTGTGTTTCCTTTTCTGTGATATTATTTGTGATATTTTCCATTTATAAAATATATTTTATATTTTTTTTAAGTATTTATAGTATTAATCTATTTATAGAATTTATTTATAGAATTTATTTATAGAATTTATTTATAGAATTTATAGAAATTTGGTTTATTCGGTTTTGGGTTTATTTTTCTCCCACTCCTTCATTAATTTATCTATTTTACTCATAATATCTTTAGAACTAGCTGACATCAACTCATTTTGTGGATTTTTTGCCCCACTATTTTTTTCTTTTAATTGTCCAGTTTTACTTGATTTGTCATATTCAATAGCCTTTTCAAGTATTTGTAAATTAGTTTTATCTGTACCATCATCCATTGGATATCTCTTTGTACCTAATTTTTTATTTATGTTTTCCATTAAACTGTTGTAGTGACCAGTCATACCAGCATCATCATCATTATTATTATTACTATTACTTTTTTTTCTATCTCTTTTTTCTTTTTCAATCAACATTTTATCGTGATAAGCCTTTATATAAACGTGTAATTCGTCTGGTGGAAATGTCCACGCACTAGCTTCTACTTTATAGTCAATAATCTCTTCACTTGAACTACCACCAAACCCTTCTAGTTTATTTCTTTTTGGACGAAAAGCGTCAACAACAATATAAATAATCACAACAATTAAAGAACCTATTGCAATATGTGTGAATAATTTTTTATTTCTTTTATCACAACCCATATATATATATTACGTATTTATTTTAATTACAACCGAATCTTTATTGTATAGCAAATATGTTTTTATACTTGAAATAACTGATTTTGATAATTTTCTTTTACCATTTTTAGATTTTATTGTAATTTCATTTAAACAATTGCCATCTTTTTGTATTTTTGTTAATAATTCATATAACGAATCAAAGTTTTGCATTATTGCTGCAGATGTTTTACTGCTTATACCCGGGATTTGACTCAAAATAATTTCACCAATATTATCCGGTCTAATATTTTTTTTTTTCACTTTTGAAATAACTTCCGAATATCTCTTTTTTGGCGATGTTTGTACAATATTAGAATTTAAGTTTAGTTTTTCATTATTAAATATTTTACAATCTTCTTCAATAATACTATTCTTATAATAATTTTTTCTCACTTTTTCTCTTCTTAATTTATCTGTTATTATTAAAATATATTCAGCTGTTTCTAAAATATCTCTCGTTTTCATTATACTAAATCCTTTAAAATAATTAATACAAAACATAGTAACTTGTAAAGTTTTTTTACTTATTTTACTGTATTTATTCGAATAGCGATGTATATCTCCCTCAATTAAATACACGATATTATGATTGTGTATTTCATTATTCTCTAATCTAAACGATTGTTCGGAATATCTCCCATCTCTTAGAGATGCAGCCAAATCATTTAAGCTTTTGCGTTCAATTATAATTTTTTCACTACAGTTATCGTCACAAATTATTATATCGCCGATAGGCAATGCCTCAACTTTAATTGTAATTTGTTTTAATTCTAATTCTTTAAGTTTAGCATTAAGTATTGTTATTAATTTATTTTCTCTATTATCAACCTTTATTATCATTAATTATTAACTAACTTGTATCTTTTAATATAGTTATTTTTAATATTTAAGAACTAGTTGCATTTTTAAAATTGTTTTCATATTTTTATTTATAAATGGAGAATATATCACCCAAAATGGCCGCGTCTTTTGGTGTAGGTTTTATAGGTTTTATTTTAGCAGCGTATAGTTACAATCAACAATATACTGATGATCCTTTAGATGATCCTTTAGGTAAAACTTTAGATAAAACTTTAGATAATCCTTTGGATAAAACTTTAGATAATCCTTTGGATAAAACTTTAGATAATCCTTTGGATAAAACTTTAGATAATCCTTTGGATAAAACTTTAGATAATCCTTTGGATAAAACTTTAGATGGTCCTTTGGATAAAACTTTAGATAATCCTTTGGATAAAACTTTATATAATCCTTTGGATAAAACTTTATATAATCCTTTGGATAAACCTTTAGAAAAAACAAAAAATAATGGTTGGAGTAAATTTTGGAAAGGAGAATATAAAGAAATGCGTAATAAATTAAGTGAAAAATAAAAAAATCTAAATATAATTTATAAATGTCAGAACACGAAGAAGGAAAAAAAGACGAAGTAGTTCAAGGAGAGAGTGATGAAATGATTGGATCTGAAGAAAAAAGCGGATTTTCATCCCTTTTCAATGGAGGTCGCAGACGCCGCAAATCTGCGCGCAGTAAGTCTCGCAAATCTCGCAAATCTCGCAAATCTCGCAAACGCAAACGCAAGTCTCGCAAACGCAAGTCTCCCAAGAAGAGCCGTAAGCGCAGACGCAGACGCCGATAAATATTTTTTAAAACCTATTAAATAAATGACTACATAATTAAATATAATTATGCAGTCTCAAAACAAATTAGATACTAAATTAATTCAAGCAGATGGTGATATTGTAAAAGATGATATGGATTTAATTTTTGATCCATATAATCAAAAAAACACGGAGGTAAATGAAGCCTTTGTAAATAGTATACTTAAAAAATATGGTGTACCCGATCGCATTCATAATATTAATCTTTATAAACGTGCATTCATCCACCGTTCTTATTGCAAAAGACCACATCTTGAAAATATTGCCAATAATATTACAATTTCCGATAAACCATCCGATTGTATGTCACTTAAAACCAAATCTAACGAACGATTGGAATTTTTAGGAGATGGCGTTCTTGAATGCGTAACAAAATATTATCTTTACCGAAGATTTCCAAAAGAAAATGAAGGGTTTATGACTGAGAAAAAAATAGCAATTGTTAAAAATGAAGCCATTGGACGGATGGCTTATGAAATGGGTCTTAATAAACATTATATTTTATCCAAAAATGCTGAAGAAAAAAAAACTCGCACCAATCTTAAAAAATTAGGATGTCTTTTTGAAGCTTTCTTAGGTGCACTATTTTTAGATTTTAACAAAATAGATATAGACGATGAAGATAATTGGTTTAAAAATGTATTTGTTACTGGTCCCGGTTTCCAAATTGCACAAATTTTTCTAGAAAATATTTTTGAACAACACATCAATTGGAAAGAACTAATTACTACCAATGATAATTATAAAAATTTACTTCAAGTACAACTGCAACAAAACTTTAAAGTAACACCAATTTATAAAGAAATTAACGATTGGGACGAGGATACCGGTTACCATATGGGTGTTTATTTATCTGTTTATTATAAAGCTCACGAATTTGAACATCACCAACAATACAACATTGATAATTTCTTCACAAAAAATAATATCACAAAAGATCCAACATTACCGTTCATTGAAAATATTAAAAATTATTATGAATCTTTAGATAACGCTAATTTTATTATTTTTCTTGGTGAATCCAAGCATAAAATTAAAAAGAAAGCTGAACAACGTGCCTGCAAATTTGCTTATGAGAAAGTAATTGGTAAATGATTGTGCAAATGATTGCACAAATAATATTTAAAATTATCTTAAAACAATAGTGACTTATACCTTTATAAAATGTCTTCCTTACCCGATAACAATCCAGTAAATAAGATGGAAAATCTCCATTTGTTTGATAATCGTTTGGGCTATCGTTATGGTCAGTTTTTATGGTACGCTTTTTGGTTTCCGAGTTTAGTAGTTATGTTGTGCGATGATACTGTTGGCCACAATCGCGATTTTTTATGTCAATCTTCCCTTATTTCATCATTAACCTTTCTCTATTATGCTTTTCATCAAAATAATGGATCCCCAGCATCAACGCCCGCCACACAAGGTTTATATTGCGAATTACTCGCGCGTTGGATGTTAGCCGCTTACCACGGTATGAATAATATTACAACTGGTGGAAATCCCATCGCTATAATGAATTGCATACAACTTATCGCAATGGGTTTGTTCACCGTTTTTAAATTCCCAACCGCTATTTACACGACGTGTAAATTTAAAACATATAAAAAAATGGAGAAACGTTTAACCGATAACAATGAAATTTATTAAAATCCAACATTTGATATTTCCTTTAATGTTATTATATTTTCTATAAAAAAATTCATCAAATCTCTTCTCGTTCTTGATTCTGTTGGTATATTATTTTTTATCCAATCCTTTAAAATCAACTGCCTTGAACTATGCATTGTGCAAGATTTTTTCATAATCAATTCTGGATAATTATCATTAAAATTATTTTTTACAATAAATCTGTATATTCTTATTTTATTATTTCTATTTGTAATTCTTTGCCATTTACAATATTTATCATAATTAATAAATATTTTAACATTTAAAAAATCATCCGGTAGTTTATTTTTTTTATAAAAATTTTGAATTAAATTTATGTTTTTTAAAAATTTTTTTTTATGTAACTCAAAAAAATATGTATTTGATAAATATATTTTATTGTTATACAATGATGGAATATAATTACTTATTTCAATAATTATTTCATACGGTAATAACATTTAAATATTATTAATAATAATATTTAAATGTTTTTTTTTAACAGTTAAATTCAATTTCTTGATGTTTTATTTCCGGTGTCTTTATTATATAATTATCAATTTTAAGTTTAATATTGTTCCTAGGTATTTGTATCATTAATTTTTTTTTTTCATTTAAAACTGTTTTAATATCTGTTTTAATATATGTTTTAATATATCTTTTAATATCTGATTTAATATCTGTTTTTACATTTTCTTTTAATTTAGATAATATCATTTTAAATGAATATATATTATCAAATATTAAAATATTTTTATATAATCTTTTTATAAAGTACTATGTTATCACATAAACTATTTGATAAATTAAAGAAAAAACTGATTTCAAAACCTGTATTTAAAATGGAAGTTGTATTAAATGATACAAGTGTTGGGGTTAAGATATCTGATAAGTCAGATCCCAATAATACAAAAAGAGAACTTGCTTTTAAAGAAAGAATACGGCAAATGAATTCTAATAATTTACGTGCTGTTAAAATGAAACCGAAATCAACAGATTCCACATCTCTTACTGCACCAATTAGATCTTTTGCAAAAAAAACAAGCGAAACGAGTGATGGTTTTGAAACTAAAAAAACCAATAAAACATTAACACAACAAAAAATGGAGGCTATAAAAGCAAAACGGATGAAAAAAAAAGCAGAAAGAGAAAGTAAAAAAATACAAACATTATTACAATCTAGACAATTATTGGATAAAAGACAAAAAGAAATAGATAAATCAACATTGAAAAAACGAAAAGCAGATTTTAAATTTAAAATAGATCCATATTATTTAAATAATCGCGAAAAATTTATTAGTTTCATAGATAAAACATTATACGGTATTAAAGAACGTAGAGGGGTTAATAAAGAAATTAAAAGTTGTGATGAATTAAATTCTAATAAAAAAACAGGCAATTTTTCTTTATTATTGCACCAAGAAATAGTTAGAGAATATCTAAACATTTATAGTCCTTATAGAGGGTTATTTTTGTATTTTGGTTTGGGTGCAGGTAAGACTTGTGCTTCAATTGCGATAGCAGAGGGATTAAAAGATTATAATAAAATTGTTGTTATGACGCCAGCATCACTGAGAAAAAATTTTATGACAGAATTGAAATTTTGCGGAGACGATGTTTTCAGAAAAAATCATTATTGGGAATTTATTCAAAATATTTCTTCTAATTCATCACAAATTGAAGAACTCACTCGCATATTAAATTTACCTGTTAATGTTTTACAAAAAAACAATGGTATTTGGTCAATTAATACATCTCCTCCATCTGGTTCAAAAGGTAATTATAGCAAATTAACAGCTATACAACAAAAATCTCTCAACCTACAAATAGATGAAATGATTAAAAATAAATATCAGTTTATAAATTATAATGGATTACGCAATATTGATAAATATGAAGCCGAGGGTTTGAAAAATGGTGGTAATTATTTCAATAATAAGGTTGTTATAATTGACGAAGTTCATAATTTTGTTGGAACAATTTCCAACCAATTGGGTAATAAAAAATCTTTCAATTATAAATTATACAATTACTTAATGGATGCTGAAAACTGTAAAATAGTTTTTTTAACAGGTACCCCTATTATTAATTATCCAAATGAAATAGGGATTTTTTTCAATATGTTACGCGGTCGTATTAAAACTTATGAATTTACATTAAATACCACAAATGAATCGCGAATCAAAAAGTTGGATGCCAAATATCTCCGAAAAATATTATATTCCGCAAATGATGAAATTGATCACATTGAATATAGTAATAAAAAATTAATTATTACTAGAAATCCATTTCGTTTTATAACTAGATATAAAGAAATGAAAGGTAAAGATGGTAATAATATGTTATTAAACGATAGCGTTATAAGAAAAAAAGATACCGAATTTGATGTTTTTAGAAATGATGGATCGTATGAATCGGCATTTATAAGTAAAATTACAACCACATTGGAAGGGCGCGGCATTAGATTATCCTTATCCAAAGACAGCGACTGTCAAGAAATTAAATCAAGTGATTCGGTATATAATAAAGTTTGCATCAAAAAATATAAATGCTTCCCAGATGATTACGATACTTTCACGGCAAAATTCATTGATCCCGATACTCAAGAAATTATTAATAAGAATATTTTTAAAAGAAGAATTATTGGTTTAACATCATATTTTAAAGCAGCGGTTGATGCTTTATTGCCAACATTTAACAAAGATACTGATATTATTGAAGAATTTATACCAATGAGTCCCCATCAACTTTCAATTTATAATAAAATTAGAGATGAAGAAATTGGTAAAGAAAAAAGTGCCGGAATAAAGTTAATGACGACAAATGATATTTATAAAAATTCATCGGCATCCTATAAAATTTATTCAAGAGAATGTTGTAATTTCGCGTTCCCAGAAGGTATAGATAGACCGAGACCAATCATTAAACAAAAACAAATTGGAGACGAATCAAAAAGCAAATCAAAAAGCAAATCAAAAAGCAGTGCAAAAGGCGAAGAAAAAAGCAGTGCAAAAGGCGAAGAAAAAAGTGCAAACGACGGCGCATTTACAAAAGAAGCATTAATGAATGCTGCATTGGTTGATACAGATGAAGTTGCATTAAATATTGAAGATGATAGATTGTCGTTGCCCGGTGATGTTGGTAAACTTGTTGAATTTGAAGATAAGGATTACAAAGCACGTTTAAAAGACGCGATAGAAGAAATTGATTTGGCAAAAAATGAATTACTTGTTGGTGAAAATCTAAATAAACATTCTCCTAAATTTAAAAGAATTTTAGAAAAAATTAATTCTCAAGTTATTAATACAGATAAAACAACCAGCGACGGTACACATTTAGTTTACTCATTTTTTAATAATGTTGAAGGTCTTGGTTTATTTAAATTGGTGTTGGAAGCAAACGGTTATAAAAGATTTCAAATTATAAATGATAATTCTGTTTGGAAAATAAATATGAATCTTGAAGATTTACAAAAACCCTGTTATATTTTATATTCGGGTAATGAAAAAACAGAAGAAAAAGAATATTTGCGTTTAATTTTCAATAGTGAATGGGATAAATTGCCAGATACATTGCATAAACAATTATTGTCAATTAAAAATAGAAACTTACCACCAGAAGACGATACAACAGTCTTAAATAATTTCCACGGGGAAATTATTAAAGTTTTTATGATTACTTCAGCCGGGGCAGAAGGTATTACTTTAAAAAATGTAAGAGCTGTTCATCTAATGGAACCTTATTGGCATCCGGTTCGGTTTGAACAAGTTATCGGAAGAGCCGTTAGAATTTGCAGTCACGAAAATTTACCCGAAGAAGAACAAAAGGTTATCGTTTATATTTATTTAATGAAATTTTTACAACAACATATAAAAGGAAATCCTGATGCAAAAGATGAAGGATCAAAAAAACCACTTGTATCATCATTGATAATTAAAACGGATATTTCCAAAGATAAAAAACGGGTTATTACTTCAGATCAAAAATTGTATGAAATTTCAAATATAAAGAAAAAAATAAACACATCCATTTTACACGCCATTAAAGAGTCTTCCATTGATTGTAAAGTTCATAAGAAAAATGGTGATAATTTACAATGTTTCACTATTAATAGTCCAAATTTAGAAGATTATACCTATAATCCTAATTATGAAAAAGATTCCGCGTCACAACAAGAAGAAGTTGAACTAACTTTATATCCTATTACCGATAAAAGTGATCCAACAAAAAAATATTATCTTAAAAAATATGATGAAAACTCAGCCGAAATGAAAGGTATATTATATAATTTTAACGCATATAAACGTAATAAAACACTTATTGAAGTTGGGGAAACAGGTCGCTAGGTTGTATCGCTAGGTTGTATCGCTAGGTTGTATCGCTAGGTTGTATCGCTAGGTTGTATCGCTGATATCTCTAAATTGCTGAAAACGACGAAACAGGTTCATTATTTTCAACCACTAAATTAAACTGAATTTTATTCAATATTTCCCTTTGTTGATTCATTAAATCTATTTGATTTTTTAATACATCAACTATGTAATTTTCAATTTTATCAATTTTTCTATTAATATCTATTAAATCTATGTTTTGCACACCATTGACATCGCTCACGTCCGTTTTCTTTTTCATTTTACTGAAAACATCCATTATATTAGTATTATTTTCTACCTTTTTATTCTCATCTTTATCCTTTTCATCCATAATAGAAATTATTTCGCGTTTTTCCAAATATATCCTACTATTTTTTTCGCGCTGATTGTTTAATTCTTCTGTCATATTTTGAAAAATACTAGCTTTCTCTTTAAGGTCTTCATTCTTTTTGTCTTCATTTTTTTTGTCTTCGTTAAGTTCTGCATTTTTAAAATTATTCATATTATCAAGAAAATCGCTTTTGAATTTTACCTTCTTCTTCTCTTTTTTAACTTTGTTATCTTTGTTATCTTTGTTATCTTTGTTATCATTTTTGTTAATATTTTTGTTAATATTTTTGTTAATATTTTTGTTAATATTGACCGATTCATCATTATGTATTTTTAATTTTGGCGGTATATCACCACTATTATTTAACCATTTAATAGAATCATGGTTTTGATTATATTTATCTGTGATATTATTTATATCTGCATTTCTTTCCTCCATTCTCTTTGACATAGCATCTTCCATATCACCAATGGGTTCATCAATAATATCCGAAAATTCAATTTCATTTGGTTTTTTCGCATTTATCATTGACTTAAAATTATTTTGATGTTCTTCATATCTTTTACCAACTTGTAAATTTTTAATAATATTTTTATTACCATATTCCTCAAATTCACGAAACATTACCAACTTTGAATCTTGCGATGCCTTCCTCAAATATTCAAAACATTCGCTAACAATGTGTTTATTAATATCACTCAACCCACCATAATCAAATCTTCTGACGTGGTATTCTTTGCATTTATTATCAAAGTAACCGCGAAAATTGTCCATATTACTGATTTTTAACTTATTATCCGAAATTAACCCATTTAATACTTCCCATAAAATTTGAACATTGCTATGTGACAATACAGACATTTTTGTTATTATTTATAATATTATTTATAATATTGTATTTAATATTTTTTATTAAAAATATTAAATTTTTTTATTATTTAATTTTTTATAATTATTTTTTATAATTCTATTTATTATTTATTTTATGTAAATAAATTGATCTGAAGAAACATCATATAAATTTATATAAAATATATACTATTATGCCCGGAAATTGGCACAATGATATGGAGGAAAAATTCCCAAAAGATATGCAAGAAGTCAAATTCTTTTGTTCATCTAGCGAAAATAATACTTGTAGGAGAGCTGATATTCTTCTTAATGATAAAAGAACTCTTGAAATACAACATTCTCCTATAGATGGAAATGAGATTGCAAAACGATTTAATGATTGGAATAAATTTGGAAAAGAAATAATATGGCTTGTTGATGGAAATACACCAGATATTGTTTGTGAAAGATTAAAAACAGGTTTTTATTTAATCAGTTTTAAAAAATCATGGAAATATAAATCTTTTATAAAAACATATGACAATATTTTACTTGAAATTGATGGAAATATTTTCAAGATTGAATTAAAAAGGATTAAATGTAAAATGATTTTATTATCAAAACCAAAACCTTTACAAGATGTGATAGAAACTCTCAAAAATAACCCTGAACATATATGGAAATTATGGGATAATGCAAATATTATTAAAGCAATATTAAAAATTTATCAACAGGGTGCGGGGAATGGGAAAACATATGGGATTTGGAAAAATATATGTGAAAATGTGGATAAAGATACATATATAATTGTGACAAAACAACATTCGGCGAAAAATGTTATTTATGAAGAATTAATAGATCAAACAAATCGCGAAGAATATCATATTGATAATTTAACAAATAAAGAAGAGTTTAATACACATAAACATTATGCTATCAAATATACTCATAAAAAATCTAAAAGAGAATGTAAAGTATTAATAGGAACAATAGATTCATATTGTTATAATTTATCAGGTACTGATGGAAAATCATATAATTTTTTCGAAGGTATTTTAAAAAATATTGACAAAAATGGTTTAACCAAAGTAACTCAATATGGCTTTATGAATTTTGCAGGACAAGGAATTTTTATAAATAGAAAAAGTGAAATTTGGATAGATGAGGTGCAAGATTTACCAATTTCTTATTTATACGCGTTTACCCGTTTAATGTTAGAAACTCAATGTGATGTTAATATTGTTGGTGATAAATTACAGACACTTGAATATGAAAAAAATTTTCTGACTGAAATTGTAAACGAAAAACTTCCAAATATCAATATTGTTATTGAACCTGAAAAGAATGATAATAGAAGAATAAAGGTAAAAGGAATGTATAATAAAATTAATGAATTGATTAATTTTGAAAAATATAAATTAAACGAAATTAGTTGCAATGAATCAACATTCTCAGAATCAAAAGAACCTTTTGAAATAATAGATTCGCCTACTATTTATGCAAATGAAAAGGAAGAAAATAAGATTAGTATTTTTGTATCCACATTAATAAAAAAACTAGATTCACAAGTAAAATTTAATAATTATACACCGGAAGATTTTATGTTTATATTTCCAATAATGAAATCAAATATACTCGCAATTGAACTTCAAACAAATCTACAAAAATATTGGTTAAAGAAATTTAATGATGAAAATTACATAGCAAATATTAAAAATAAACATTGGGAAAATCACGATCATACTAAATATACACAATATGTCTATTTACATAAACACACAGAAGGACAGGTTATTAATACAAGAGATTCGATTAATGCAACAAGAATTATGTCTATAAGAACATCAAAAGGCGATGGTCGTCCCGTGGTATTTATTTTGGGAACAACTGAAAAGTCATTAAAACTCGTCAGCTGTAATGAAATCGGTTTGGTATATGAGTCGCATTTACACGTGGCTCTTACACGTGCAAAAAATAAAATTTATTTTGGATTAGATAAGAATAATGATAATATACATAGCAGGTTTTCAAAAATAGATGAGGTTGAATATTTACCTTTAATAAAAAGAAAAATACCAATAAATAAATTAATAGAACAAACATTAGATAAAGATAAAATTAAAAATATATTAATAGAAAATAACGTAAACCCCGAACATTATTTACAAGATGATTCAAACATTAATATAAGTATTAAAGAGCAAGTAGATTGGGGATATCATTGTATTAAACACGTTGCATATATATATAAAATTATTTTTAGCATTATAGATAAACATAGCGAATCAAAAGAATATTATAACTCACATTTATATATTACTATACACAAAATATCAAAATTAAAAATCACAAGAAAATCTACAACAGATTATTGGAAATATTTAAGAGATAAACAATATAAATTTGGTGAGAAACAAATGAAAGAAATGCCTATTTGTGTTTTAAATAAACAACATAATTGGATTGAATATATTAATATAATTGAAAATACAATGAAAGCAATACAAAAAAAAATCAATGGCAATGAAATAACAAAAATGAATGTTTATGAAAGTATTGTATTCGTTTATATGATTGATATATATAATAATCAACTTTATTCTGAAACTATAACACCAATGGACTTATATAATATAACACACTTCTTCGGTGGGGATAAAAATACAAAAGAAAAAGATTTATTAAATCAACTGGAAAGCATTAATGATATGATTGAATCTGCATTAAACAATAATGAACAAAGTATGAAATGGAATTTATTTAAACATATAAAATTGGATAGTAATGATGATATTGAGGTAGAAAAATTACAATTCACAATAATAGGTTATGGAAGTAAGATTTCTCATATTATGTTAAAGTCAAGTATTAGTGAATTAAATTTTTGGGATATAATGATTGAATGTTTAATGGAAAGATGTTTGATATATAATCCTGATAGTAAAATAGATAAGGAAAAATATAAGGATAAAGAAATAGAAACATTGATTTTCATTCTTGATGAAGGAAGATGTATTAAAATTAATTGGGACTGGGATAAAAATTTATATAATGATATATTGGAAGAGTTAAAATTATCTATTGAAAAATATTATGGCGATTATCATATAGATATTTATAAATATTTAAACCAGATTAAGTTAAAAGACAATAATGGAAAATATTGGGGAAAAGGGACTAGTTTTGACACTCCGTTTTCATATATTAGTGCGAAATTAAAAGAAAAAAAATGCCGAAAAAATATCCCAATTTATCCATCATATATTTATAATTTATTTGAAGAATTTAATGAAAAATGGTCATCCAATAAAAAATGGGTAAAAGACCAATATGAAACTTATGATAGTTTTAATGATATACTTAATATAAAACTAAAAGAACTGTTGAATAAAAACTTTAAAAAAATAGTTACCGAAGTAATAGATGATGAATTTTAATTATGTTAAAAATAATATATGTTAATAAATTTAATATTTTTTATTATTAAATTTTTTTATTATTAAATTTTTTTATTATTAAATTTTTTACATATATTATTTTTTCTTATTAAAATACACATTTCGCAGATGTCTCATATGTTTATCACGAACTTTCTTATTAAATCTTGAAAATGGTACATCGTTTATCATCTGAATAATAAAATATAAACAATACATACCACATTCACTCCTAGTATATTGATGTCTAACCCTATTAATCTTAAATTCATACGGTGCTCCAAATTCTTTTGATTGTTCTTGTATTCTTTTTGCCAATGTTTTTACTCTTTTTGGAGTCAAATCATCGCCATAACTATCAAAATAATATATTTTTTTTAGTTTTATATTTATAAACATACACGTCCAATGTGACCCGGGTTTGTCGTGTGTGTCTAAATTAAATATTATTCCTACTTTATTGATTCGTTTATTTATTTTTTCTTTTAAATTAAACTTACATAAATCATCCCATACACATTCGCCGTAAGCCAACTGTTCGTCAAAATCTATCGGTGTTGGTCCGATAAATTGAAAACATTTATACGCATCTTCATATTGTTTCATCAATTCTAAAATCTCTATACTTGATAACCATTCATTTGGATTTTTTTCCCATTCAGCAGGTTGTTTTGGAGAAAAAATATTTTTCATTTCATTTGCCGTAAAGTTATTTTTAAATAAATTGCTTTTTATCCAACAAGATTCGCTGCTACAAGAATTTTTCATATAATGACCCAATGAGTTCCAAATTTCTTTTAAATCATTACTATTAATAGACATACTTGGGTGTCTTTTATTCCATATAGCCTTCATTTTATGCAACATTTCGGGTTTATAACAGGAAAAATTCAAAAACTCATTTTTGTTTTTCGGAGAACAATATAAATTTTTTTTTGTTTTTTTTGTTCTTTTTGTTCTTTTTGTTCTTTTGTTCTTTTTTTTATATGTGTTGTTTTTACCTTTCAATCTGTATCTTTTTTTTTTATATTTTTTATTTTTTTTATAATCCATTTAATATATAATTATATTATTTAATTAAAAATTATGTTTTTGCGGCATAATAACATTATTCTTTTTTTTTGATTTTATTACAAACGCATCCAGATCTATTTTTTTTGTTTTATTTTTACA